TACTCATCACTACACCCACCTACGCCATGTCAAAAGCATTGAAGATCTCGGCTCCTACATTGAAGAAACTGTTTCCAAGCATGAGGGCAAAGTTAAACTATTGGGAATTGACAATGTATGTGAAGCAAAAGATGTAAATGCATTTGACTTTGACCCAAATGTGCATTATATTATGATCTTTGGTCAGGAACAAATTGGAGTTCCTGCAAACGTTCTAGATATGTGTGATGATCTTCTTTACATTCCTCAGTATGGTTCTGTGAGAAGCATCAATGTTGGTACTGCCTCTGGCATTATAATGAACAATTATTGTGCCAAGATTCACTCCTTCGTGGTGTAACGGTAACACGGGAGACTTTGGATCTCTCTTTCTAGGTTCGAATCCTAGCGAAGGAATTTATGACAGACAAACAAATGAAACCAGTCGGCAAATGGATGCTCGCAAAGTCTTTGATCGGTGGTCAAAAAACCACTGCTGCAGGAATCATATATAATGAGAAGTCATCTTCAAAGATCATTCCTGCAAAGGTAGAGGCAATCGGTAATAAACTCACCGAAGATATTCAAGTGGGCGATGTAATATGGTGGGATGTCAGTAAGATCAAAGATGGTTATGCTGGCTACCATGTAGTTCATCAAGATTGGGTTTCATTCGTGGAGAGATAATATGGCAAAGAAAAAAATTAAAAAAATCGTCACAAAAACAATTCCTTGGAAGACCACTCCATTCTTCATTGACATGGATGAAAAGCAATTCCAAGAGAGAATTAGTTTTATGCCTGTCAAGATTCTTCTGAACGAGTATGCAAATGCTTGTGAAGAGATTGGCAAGATCATTGCCAAGTTTCCAGACAAATACTATGACAAAAAGGAATATCTTGACATCTCAGCCCGTGCATACGATATCAAGATGCAGGTGATGAAGAGATTCCATGATCTTGAAGATCATGTTGAAGTCATGGATTATTATCGTCACACAGATTGCTAAAAGAAACAACCCCGCACTTCACGGGGTTGTCGGCCTAAGAATACTATTCCTAGGGTATTAGTCTTTTTTCTTCTTGGCTAATTTACGAAGAGTAAGAGCAAGTCTTGCTCTCTTGCCTGTTTTACCGCTTTTGGAAGCAGCCTTCTCAAGCTTGGATACAGGAATGTTCTTTCCTTCTTTTGTCTTGAGACTCTTGCGTAGTGAACCTTCTTTTTCAATAGCTGCTTGAATCCATTTTTTCTTTTCAAGAAGAACTTCTTCTTTTAGATCATAGTCTTCATCTTCAAAAAGATTGTCTATAATCTCATATGCAATCTCAAGTTCTTCTGAAAGTGCTTGAACTGTATAAACTAACTCATTTAGATGTTTGATGTATGGGTCCATGATTTAAATTATTCGTTTTCTAGATTATATTCGTCTTTGATGTGACTAGCTACACCAAATTCTGGGAATGTACTCTTGAAGAATTTATGTGCAGCTTTTGCTTGTTTATAAAATTCATGCTCAGGGCCATATCCTTCAACTTTACCTTTTGGATGCTTTTGTAAAGTTTCTAAATGTGCTAGGGCTTCTTTTCTGACTTCATCTGGAACACCTCTTGGTCCACCTTTAACCTGACCAGCCATTAAAGGGTGGCTGGGGCCAGATAATAGTTTATGCATTTCACCCATACCAACTGTTGCTGGATTATCTTTGTGTTCTTCTTGTTCTTTAGGGTTTGCTGGAATGAAATATTCTGGGCTCTTTTTCTCTTCCTCTTTTAGAATTCTTGGAAAACCACCATAAGTAAACTTTCCATCACTAATGGATGTTCCTTCCTTTAGAACTTTTTTCTTGTCCTTGGAAACAATTTCTTTCTTTCCCATTGCCTTCTTGATTGCTTTATCTTTGGAACCAAAGTATTCCTCTTTTGAGGTTTCTACTTTACCATCACCATCATAGTCTTTATCAGCCATTTTTTCTTTGGCTTTTCCTTTTCCTTCTGCCTTATCTTTCTTCTTTTTAGCTTCATTAAGAAGTTTTTCAACAAGATGGACAAAGGTAATTTTTTTATTTGATTCGTGTTCCATTTTTATTAGATTCCAGTTCTTCTGATATTATTTATTAATTTTTAAGGCTCAATCTTTCATCTTGACTTGATAAAATATAATCATTTACTTTATCCAAATATCCCAAATTTCTAAGTTCTTTAAATACTAAATTTTCTACAGAAAATTCACCAGCTTTTTTGAGTCCAGCAGATCTCATAGATTTAAATTTATCTTTTAATTTTTCAAAAGATTCATCACTAACTTTTGAAGTTATCATGCTATCAATCTTTGCCTTCATATCATTGACTTTAACTTGTATCTCTGGATCTTCTAAATCAACTTCTTCAATTGTTGGCTCTTTAACCCATTCATCATCAACTACACTGTAGCAACCTTGATTGACTGGAACTTGTTCATTTATATCTTGAGCGTAAACTTCAACATCATGACCATGTATTTTTATATCATGGGAATGTGCCCAAAGAAGTTTTTTATCTTTCAAATATTCATCTAATATTTCTGGACAGTCTGCAATTTTTTCTTTGTCTACTAATATATGTAAATCTATATCGGAAAAAGGTGTGTAATTGTAATTTGCATTCCCACCAACAAACAAAACATCTTCAATAGCTTCAGCTGGTATTTTAGCAAAATTGGTCCAAACATTTGCTATTTGTATTAATTTATCTCTTACATCTGCTTTTAATTTATTTTCTTCCCACAATTCTGGATTTAATGTGTCATGATATTGCAGAGTAAGTGAATTAGCTTCTTCTAAATGTTCTTTGAATGATTTTCTTTTTTGTTGAGAAATATGTATAGCAGTCAATTGATCTTCTGCTTCATTTTTTGTAGAATGAGTTCCAAGAATTTTTTCTCCCTTAGAATCCATCACTAAAAATTTATTTCCTTTTTTGACAATCATAAAATTATTTATACATCAAGTATAGGTCCATCACCATCTATTTCCAATGGTGGAATATGAACATCATTTATAATAGCATACCCAGAAAAACCATTTGCATTATAGGCCACAACTATAAAATTATATGTAACACCTTGATCTAAACCACTAATTATTCCTCTTGTTGTGCCTGCATTTCCTGGAACTGCTGCTACTGTAGCACCAAGTGTATAGGTCAATCCATTCGCATAGAATGTTTCTGGTCCACTTGGTGGTGGTTGTTGATTGTAGGTAATAAGACCTATAGTATAGCCAATTTGATCGTGTATCCATTTTTGTAAAGCTGTATATGTTTGACTTACATTTGGAAATCTTGTATCATATCCATTTCCACCAAAGTATAATTTATAAAAACAAGTATCTTGTAATACCGGATCCCAAACAAATGTCGGTGTTCCACTGTCTCCAGACCATAAAGTTTCAAAAGCAAAAGATATACCACCAGCGTTGTACCCATAATAAGGCACTGAAGTATTTGTACTTGGATTATAATATGATGTAAATCCTCGTAGGGGATTTTCTGTTACAACTGTAACTACTCCTTGTGGATTTACACGAAATATTGGTACGGTAGATGGAACGGAACTTATATCAATCAAATCATAAACTTTTATTTGTTCCAATTCTTCTTCTGTTAATTCTTCTGTTAATTCAAACAAATGTAAATCTTGTGCAAGGGAAGGGAAATTATATCCTTGAGGATAGCCGGGTGCATTTCCATTAACATTGAAAGGAGAAAATATAAATGCAGTATTAAAAGTTTTGTAATATTCTTGATTATTTTTTCCTATAAATTTGACACTACCACCTTGAATATAATTTGAACCAGTAAAATGCAATGTAGAAATAAAATGCTTTGGACTTATTAGTATTTTTGCAAAAACACCGTTATTCCAACAATTATAATTTTTGGCAACTGTAAAATCCGCGGTGGGGATACCTGGATAATAATAAGCTAGCTGTTGGGTTTGAGTTAAAATGCTACCAGGTTCACTAATTGGATCAGGAAAAACACCATTAAAACTTGTCAGTATGTATGGATAAGTATAGCTAGTTGGGGAATTAAAACACAAACCAGAATAAGTATATCCGGCGTTGTTGGCATACTGGTCAAAACCATATGCGGGACAGCCCCTTGGTCTAACATCCATACCACTAAAATCAATAAAAAAAGTAAACCCACATGCTCCTGCATTTTTTATATATAAATTGCTATTATAACAGACACCAGAAACTTGTCTGTTGTTTCTCCAATCAGTTGGATCAATTGTTGGTCCAGATGGAAAATTATACAAATCGTGCTGTGATGGATTGTAATTTATTACATATGCCATTATGTAACTCTATGGTAAAAAATTTTAAAACCTGTCTCTGTATTTGACTGATCTTCAAAAGTTATAGCCAATGTACCAATATCCAATCTTGTTGTAGAAACATTTTTAGGTGGATTTGGAAAAGGCCCTTCTTTAACATAATATTCAATTGGTCCAACATACCCACTATAGCCATTATTGTTGTAAGAAGTTAAAACTATAGAATATGTGAAACCCGGTAAAAGAGTATTCAAAAAATAAGAGCCAGTACCACCTGTTCCTGAAACAGGACCTACCGTTGCTCCAAGCAAATACTCAACACCGTTTATGTCTATTGTTTGTGACATCTATAATATTTAACCTAATAATGGGCTTCCACCTGTAAGATTTGTAGTAACTGTAATTGGTCCTGCAAATCCAGAAAATCCTACTGTGGCATTGTTGTTTTCCGTAAAAGCAGCAACTATGATTGAATACGTTGTTCCTTTGGTAAGTCCACCAAAAATATAAGTTGTTCCTGTATTGCCCACTATATTTGAAATAGAATCTTTTTTGGTGTAAACTTTTCCTTCAAATTGAATGCAGTCAGTTTCAACGCTATAATCAATCCACCCAATGTGATACCCTACACCCATTACATCCGTGGTTCTTTGATAAACCCAGTCTTTAAGCGCTCCAAAAAATCTAGATGAATAACCACTAAAACCATCATAAGACAAATTTTGTGGGGCGTTTCTTTGTCCCAATAAAACGGTTTCTTTTATTCCATCATGATATCCAAAAACTAAATTGCAGCTATCTCCAAAAAATGGAGCAGTTGAAACATTATAATAACCAGATTGTCCTTTTTCATAATCTAAATTTATGTATCCTTGATAAGGAATTTTACTATGAGTTGTTTTAAATAAATTTGAATCAAAATAATATTGTGTATCATAAGATCCCAACGAACATCTCCACACAGTTACTGCCCCATTTGGATTTACGAGGAAAACTGGTTTTCCATTTGGCCAAGAACTTAAATTTGCCATTTTATATATTTTTAAGTTTTCTATTTCACGACTTCTAAATGGTTCTTCTAATTCCAGAATTGCAGTATCTAAAGTATTTTCAGTACCAAATGTTTTTCCTAAAACAGAATTTTGAAAATAACTATTGTCATATGTTTTAAAACTTGGAGTACAACATTCTGCCGCACATTGGCTATCCTCACAATCATTTACAAAGAAAGCCAATCTAGCTCTTTTTTCATATATTGTATTATCTTTTCCTAAAAACTTCAAATCAATATAAGGGTCATTTGTAGTTCCATATTCATATCTAAATGGACCACTGTTTCCACTTGGACCCATAAATGGCTCAAACATGTGTCCACCAGCCCATACATGCATTGGGCTTATCAAACATGCTGGAACTTCACCATTATTCCAGTGATTATAATCATTTACTATTGCCAACTCTTCAGAGGTAGAAGCATTTCTGAAAAAATTTGCATTATTTTCATATGAAAGAGGATAGCTCCAAGATACTGATGGTTTTGCTAGACCATCAAAATAAGCAGAATCTGGCATAGTACCACCCCCTAAACCACTAAGATTGAATACTGTTGAAGCCCCCTTTCTTCTTAATGCCAATCCACTAAAATCCATGGTTGGTAAAGTAGCACCAGGTGAAAAACTGTCTATGTAATTAATGTATAAACTTGAATTGTAAGAATTTGGATAAACCCAAGTATACGTAGCACCAATTCTATCTAGTGTTGGTCCAGATGGATAAAGATATAAATCATGAATAGTTGGATCGTAATTTATTATGTAAGCCATAGATTCCTCAATATAAATCCCTTACTGAATATATTTTAAAACCATCTTCGTTGACTGAATTATCCGTAAACGATAACAAAATCTCTGTTTCATTTTTTTCCAAATATGTTAACCCTGAAGGTGGAGTTGGATATGGTACATATTTTTTATAATAGATTCTAAAACCAGATTCGTTATCTGAAGTATCAGTCCAATTTAATGTTATTCCATAATAAGTAACACCAACTAAAGTCAATCCGGTTGGAATGTTTGGTATAGTTGAAAGTAATGTTGCTTGTTTTTGGGCATTCGATAATGCAATTGCCATTTGTAATTGTAATCCACTGAAACCACTTGTTCCGGCAGCAGTACCCACGCCTCTATTAGAATAAAAATAAGAATATGCATCTATATCTGTTTCTTGACGTAGGTATTCTACTGGTGGCAACAACGAAGAAGCATGCAAATCTCCTCTTCCAGCAGTAGTAAGAAGTGAAGATATGGAAAACAGTTCATTATTTTTTTTATATAATAATAATCCCGAAGAATCACCAGTCCATAAAATTGATTCTTCTTCCTCATCAAATAATAATCTGATAAATGGTCCACGCTTATATTTGATTGATGTATTATCCCACAACGATCCTGTTATAAAACCTACTTGTCTATATCCTAATCTAATTTTTGCAACTGGCTGTATAGTATCATTTCCTCCCCAAAAATAAACATCGGATACTGGAAATTCATATACAATATTTCCAAGTTCAAATGGGTTAGTATCATTTGTTGATATCAAATAACTTGTAATACCTTTAACTTGTTCTTGTGTTAAAATAGATAGAGGAGAAATTGATTTTAATACTTTTCCATTATATTGATTGGGTGATGATGTACTTGGCAATCTAGAGAATGAGTAGTCGGTCGTCGTTATTTGATAAAAAGTGCTACCTGTACCAAAACCGGGAGCTTGTTCTTCACATGCTAAAGAGGTTCCAGACCAACCCTTGAAATATCTTGGAACATCGACATATGGTTGATATTCTGATGCGTTATATATTCCCCTAAAATTAGAATAAAATGTTTTATTACTTAAATCAGAATCCCAATAATATCTGTCATAACTACCAGTTAAACCTGTTTCTTTAACGACAAAAGATTGTTCTCCTGCTATGCTGTCACATGGAATATCAGAACTAAAGTGTGTGCAGGCACCAAGCATAGTTTTGGAAACCCACCAGAACAAAGGATATCCAATGTTGTAATAATTTGGATAAACGCCTACTGTAGCTCCCTCTGGTGGCCCACCACTAGGACCAGTGATGGTCCAAGATCTTTCTCTCAGAGAAATTGCTTGATAAGATTTTCTAGCATCATAAATTAAGCAATTTGTATTTAATCCTGTAGGATATCCTGTATTGCCATCTCCGTAGACATAAACATCATGTAATGTGGGATTATAATTTTTGAAATACATGATATAATAAATTTGACAAGAATGATTCTTGGTCTATACTATTTATGGTTATGAATCTAAAAGATATAGAATCAATGATTTATGATTATGGTGAGACGATGAAACACATTGGTAGGTCGGAAACCAATGATAAATCATCATCTAAAGAATACAACAAATTAATTTCTCACAAAGAAAAATTAATTGAAAAATTTGATGAATTTTTTAAAAATAATAAAAAACTTATGAAGGTGGATTAAGGGTGTCACCAAAAGTTGTTTTGATGATTTTATCAACTTGTTCAGGTGAATAACCTCTTAATTTTTCCATGAGTTCTTTTCTTACAGCATCAGTCCACTGTTTAATGCCTCTTCCACTTACATTGGAAGCATCTGCTTTGGTGACCACTTGCTGTACATTGTACACGTTACCTTCTTTGATTTGTTTCATGTAAATATTTATAAGCGGCTGTAGTATAATGGCCATTACGCTAGCCTTCCAAGCTTGATATGAGAGTTCGATTCTCTCCAGCCGCATTTATGCCAAGAATTAGAAAAACATCCACACAGCCAAAACGCAAGCCAAAACCAGCTCCGGTTATTGTTCGTCCAGTATATCCAGAATATATTGAAAATTTTATTAAAGAAGTGGAATCCAAAACACACTTCAAAGTAAAAATTGACCAATATTCAGAAGGGGCGTCCTATCACATTGGAGTCAATGAAAAGTTGGGCAAAGTTTACCGTTGTATTTGGATGGTAAATTTTGCAACAGGTACGGAACATACGACACCATTTTGGTCCTCTTTGCCTATGAAATCTTACAACAAAAAAGCAATATAAATATTTGTATCATGTACGACAAATATAATAAAATTTATCCAATAGATATTGCAAAAGATCTCCCAAAACATAAAGCAGTTTATTTAACTGCAGGAGCTCAAGGACATATTGCTTTTCAAGGATATGGTGCTACAGGTGGTACTTTAGCAGGTTGTGGTATAACTCTTGCTGCAAATTCATATACAATATTTCCATTGCAATTGTATAGAGTGACAAGCATAAACGGCGGTCTTACTGGTTGGCTTTTAAATTAACCGTGTAAGAATTTGTTAATCTTGTAATTGAGAGATTCCATAGGCATGGCGATTAAATTGCCATATTCATCAGAGACTTCTGTGGTTCTCTCGGGTGGCTCTTGTTCGTTTTTGTCTTCATCATCAACAATCTCTTGATCGCCGGGAAGAGGAAATCCCGCCTCTACTCTTGCTCTTGCAGCAATTGGTGATGTTTTTCCTGGCTTGATTGCTGGCTTAACCTGAGACATTTTTATTGGTTCGCCTTCATCACCTTCATCTTCCATCTCATCTCCCATAACACCATCTTGAGCATCAGCAACAACTGATTTTGCATCACGTGGAGTTGTAAACTGTCTTTCATTTCCAACAGCCATCTTTTTGGCTAAAATTTTTGCCTGAATTTGATGAGCAGTTTCTGAAGGCATATCTTCTCTGTGTGGTTCAGCGGGAATACCTTCTTTTCTAAATCCCTTTTCTACATGTTGTAGGGCTGAGGGTATGTATCCGGATCTTTCTTTTGATTCCTCTATCTTTTTCTTTTGTTCTTGTAACATTTCTTGACCCTTTGAAAATGAGTCAATTGCAGCGCTTTTTAAAGAATGGATCCAATGATAATAACCTTTATTGTTTTTCATAAAAATATTTAGATTTGACATATTCTGAGTATGGTGTATAGTATATATTATGAGTGACGCAGGTAAAGGTGATTCTTATCGACCAGTAAATTATAAAATTTACTGTGAAAATTGGGAGAAAATTTTTGGATGTCCAAAGAAGAAGAAATCAAAAAACTCAAGGAAAAAGTCCAAGAACTCCAAAAATTAAATCGTGAAATAACAGTTTCTGCCGGGAAATTAGCAGCAGAAAATATGGAACTCAAGAAAAAACTTGACAAACGTAAAAGAAAGTGATATAATATAACTATGCCTAATTCAAAGCAACGCATTACTAATCGTAAGCACAAGCAACGCAAAGAGCGTCTAAAGCGTCGTCGGGCTCGTAGTCTGATGAATGCAAAGGTTGGAACACTCCGAGAGCTTGACCGGATTGGCCAACTTCCTAAGTCTGTCAAGCAAGAGAGATTGTCTAATGGCTAATGCTACACAAATGTCCATTGAGGACGTTCGAAAGAAGTTTGATAAGATTGATTGCTTTTTTACTTATTATGATGGTGACAAGGCTACTTTTGATTTTTATGGTTCTGATGCAAATGGTTTTGAGGTCAGAATTTCTTTGGGTGGTTGTTCTGCTTGGATCAAAGGAATGTCATTTGGTACCAAGGATCCACTAAATATTAGTGATGCACTTAGTCGCCATGTTCGTTATCTTTCAGTTACAGATAACCATGGAAAAGTTCTATATGAACAGTTTTTTGATGTCTCCTGAAAGGAAACTATGAACAATTCAGATTACAATGATTTTAATGAATGGCAGCATGGGGATTTTGATCCTAATAATCCAAACAATAATCCTCCATTCAGTAATTGGATGTTTTATCGCAGTCCCAAAGCTTCAGATCAATTCAAGAAGATGTGGGAAAATATGTACAAAGGTGATGGCACCGATGACCTTGCCAATTATTTAAATTTTAATGAGATGTTTAAAGAGGAGATTAAAAAGAATCCAAATTGGAAGTCTCCTCGCAAAAAGATTAAAAAGAGTGAAGTTGTAAATTTTACTCAACAAGAATATATGAAACTTATTGAGATTCGTGGTTATCTTGCAATCACTGAACAATTTGCACATGTAAAAGCATTGGACAAAGTTTTGAATCACATTAAAATGGTTCCAATGCCCCCTAATCAAAAGGATTAATTATGACTACATACAAGGCGGGTGAAGGTTATGACAAGGGTTTTAATTGTCGTATGAATGGTGGTGAACTTCCAAATCAAGCAATCTTTTCAATTGATCCTTATTGGAAAGAATATAAGACTGGTTGGGAAGATGCTGATACAAAAATTATCAGTGAAGCACGTGAAAGAAATTCATGCAGCAGACCAAAATGCTGTAAGAATAAAAACTTTATTCAAGATTAAGTAGTTCTCAACCATTCACCAAATCTTTTGGTGTTTGACCCCAAGGTTTGAATGGTTCTAACTTCTTCTGGAGATAAAGGTTTTAGAGGTCCAGGATTCAATTCATTAGCAGCAAGTACACCAAAATCACTACTTGTTTTTATACCTATTTGGCTTCTTTCTGCTGTTTGTTTTCCACCTCTAGTTACTCTTGCACGCATACCTTTTTTAGTTAGTGTCTCTGCGCTATCTCTTGTAAGCGGAACTAATTCATGCCCATGTTTTTTTGCAAGACGATATAATAAAGAGGATTGCTCTGGAAAGTGTTTTTCCTGCCAATGCGTTTTCATTTTTTCTTGAACTGTTGGATGAGCAAAAAAAGGAGCTAACACTTCTTGTTGGATTCTTGCTGATTCTCTCGCGTTTCCTGCTTCTTTTGCAAGAGCCTTGGCTATATGTGCTGGAACACCATTTACTTTTGGAAATCCAACTGTGCCATCAATCTCAGTTTCTTTAAAAAATTCTTCAGGATTTAAATTTACTTGACCAGTAGCTTTGATATTTTTTGCATCATACCCTACAATCATATCTTCTAAGTCTTCTGGAGTGGCAACTTTAACGTCTGCAATACCAAAATAATCGGCACTTCCTTCATCATCACCATGTTTAGAGATTGGTTTCTCTGCCGATTGTCTAATTCGACCATGCCATTCTCTAGCAATTTCTTCACCACGATTTCCAAATCTTTTCATCAATTCTACTGTTCTTGGCATACTCCTTTCCAACTCAACTCCGGTAGCATATTTTTCTGCAGTACCAGCCTTTAAATATGGAGCACGTTTTCCTTCTTTTTGTTTTTCTTCTTCATATCTCTGTTGAAGTATATCTATAGTAGTATCAAACTCTTTTCCAGATATATCTACGGGGCGTACTTCATCAGTAGATTTATTTTCTAAAATAGTTTTTATTGGATCAAGATTCACATCTTCCATAAAGTTTTCTGGAGTATAGTTTATCCAAAATAAATCTTTTTCACCACTTATTGGATTTAATGAACTGATGCCTAATTTTTTTCCTTTATTTCTTCTTTGAAATCTTTGCAAATAATCTTTAGTAGGGCTCTTTGGTAAATTTTTCCATTGATTGCATGCTTTAAATTGAACAAATGTGTCTGGATCAACATCAAAAATTTCACAAGAGTTTGAATACTTTAAAGGCTTTCTTTTTTGTAATTGCATTCCAAGTAAGGGATCAAATCCAGCAACACCAGGTCCAACACTATTTGCAATAGGTGTTCCTAAAGATCCTGCTGCACCACCCCCACCGCCAACAGACATATCTTCAAGCAATTCAAAATAACTTAATTTATTTTCTGTAACCTGAAAAAAAATACCTTCCATCATACAATTAAATTGATCTACAGTGATATCATATTTTTCAACTTCTTCACTAAACATTTGTATTGCAGACAATGTATTGCCCAAAGAAGCCTTTGTCATCCCGTATGGCAACTGATCTATAATCTTTTTTAATTTAATTACAAGATATTCAAAAGGATCTATGCTACTTTCAGATTTTATTATATTTCCTCTTGCATCTATAATCCCAGAAGTATAAGCAGAAAGCGAAGTATATGGGCTGGAAAGAGCATCAGCCAACTTATAAAAGTAAAAAGATGGTACTAAATTACCGGGATGCATGTAAAAATATTTAGTTTTCTGCCAGAGAGAGCTTACGATCTACTCTTGGATCCGTATTTAAATCAGAATAATTCATTTCTTTTGTGTTTTGAATGGAAAACTCTAAAAATACGGTAAACGATTTTAGATAAGAATGTAATTTTGGTTCTAATTTAAAAAATAATATTCTTCCACAATTTTGGTCACCAAATACATTTCTCAATATTATTAAATGATTTATTATGAGTCTTTCTCTTATTGATTTAAGAGTTTTGTGTTTGTGAATTTTTTGCAAAAGTCTTTTTATATATTTGATTCTTTTTAAATCATCAACAAATTCATTTTTACCACTACATTCTGAATTAAAATAATATCTCTGACAGAATTCAATAAAATTTTCTTCTGTCAGAGAAGTTATTTCGTTATTCATTAATAGTTCAGTGTTCGCAGCCACAATCAGATTCTGCCATGTCACTATTGTATGAAGAAGAGGCAGCAGGAACAATCATCATTCCTACCTTGCGTAAGCCATTAGGCATTTTTTGAACATTTACTATAAGATTTAATGAATGTCCTATTTTTTCTTTAATTCCATCACCTTGTTTAAACCCTGTTTTATTGACATCATCATATGGGTTTTGACCATAAACACCGAGTTGTGGACTTCCATATTGTACTAATTCATATACATTTTCACCGTCTGATACTTTTCCACTGCATGAAAAATCTAAACCAAAGTGATTTAATTTTTGCTTAACAATGGCTGTTAGACCATCTGGATCAATATAATCTTTATTTGAGAATGTATGCAAAAGTGCATTTATTGCATCGATTGAACGGGGAAGTTTGAGATTAAATGTTCCTTTATCAGTCAGAGCAGAAATTTTTCCTGCACCTTCTGGATCTCCGATATAAAGACCACCTCCCATTGTGTGTTCTGGAGCATTTTCTACTAATGTGTTGATTTTTGAAAGTAATGTTTTAAATTTCATGGCTTCTCTTCTATTTAGATTAATTTTTAGTGTTTCTATAAGATATGAGATCAAAAAGATCCGAGTTATAGATTTGATTTTTTAGTGAGTTTAATGTATCCATTGCTATAGATTCACTGAGTTTTTTCCATTTTCCACCTTTGCTCTTATAACATTTAGCAGCCCATGCATTTGCATAAGCACTTGGATATACATCAAATTTTTGCTTGGCCTGAGAAATGCACGAAGACCATTTCTTTGAGTTTTTTGGTTTATTTTTGGCTTCCTCCAACATCTCAGATTCCTTCAACATGGCAGATACTGGTTTGGCGCTCCAAGTTTTGCATGCCCAATAACGAGCTTTCCAACGTGGTCCTGGGGTATCACAATTATGGCGAGCACGAAAATTTTTCCGACGATTTGGATCGTCTCTTTTGATTTCCATATTTGGGTCACCAAAGTTTACCTTAACAACATTTCCCTTGTCGTTTTTGACGTATACTTTGTATTTCTTTACGTCACCCCGCATTATCTTATTGAGTTTTACTTTTTTCTTTTCTTCTTCATGTAACTCAATGAGTTCACCCAATTCATTATATTCTTCTCCTTCATTTACATCTACAAATCCCATAACAGTATCTTCGGAGAATACTTCATTCAATTCAATTCCATTTTCATTTGTAAAAAACACATTGTATTTTCCATCTTCGGTTATTTCAATCATATCAACATTTAAAAAATCTCCATTTGCATTAACAACAATATCACATGGAAGAAGATCTTTTACTTCTATAGATGAAAAAGACAAAGGAGCTACAAGATTTGAATTTTCAATTAAAAAATAATCATAACATTCTTTTAAATCCGTTACCCCAGTTTTTACAAAAATTGGTTTCTTTCCTTTGGATTTACCACCCTTTTTAGATCTTCCTGCTTTTTTCTGGGCTGCACGCTTTCTTCTTACAAAGCTACCAATTTTCTTTTTACCTAATTTTTGTGCTTTTTGTTTACTGAGGCAGGCTGCATATGGCTCACCATCTTTGGCATCACCACACTTACCTACCTTTTCACCTTTTGTGTTATATCGATCCCATCCAGGTTCACCGCCTGCAGATTCACGATTAAACCACTTACCTAAACCAGAATCTGAATAAACTTTTTCAGTTATTAATTTTATATGTTTTGATATCATTTCCAACTGCCTTTTTTCTGGTTTTCACCCTTTTTGTGTCCATTGTCTGATCTATTGGATGAACGATCACGAACACGTAAATTATTTAGGCTCTTGGAACCACCTTTACGCAAAGGCTTTTTGTGGTCTATATCTTTGCCATCGCCCTTTTTAGCTCTTCCTTTTTTGATCATCAATTCACGGGCAGCTGTTCTAGCTGCTCTTTCTTTTCTTTGTTTTGGTTTGCCGTGATAATTACGGTATTCTTTTTTATAGTCTCTTTCAGCTTCTTCTAAAAATGATATCAAATTTGTCATCTTTGATGGATCACTTAAAAGTGAATTCCAAACATCATCATATATTGATTTTAAAGGAGTATTACCTTGTATGGATTCAAGAAGCAATGACGAATCCAATTCAAATAAGGCTTCTTGTGAATCTGACAATAGTTCAGCATTTTTTAATGATTTGAGAACAAAATTATTTGTTAGTGCTTCGATTAAAAGATCATTTATAAAAATAGCATGGTCTTCAGTAATCTGATTAGCAATTTTTTCATTATTTAAAACGGGTATTTTTATTGTTTTTTTCCCGAATGTCACGTAATTATACTCAACCGAGTTGAGATCTTTTACATCAAAACCCGGTAAAAGACTTGCATTTAATGTAAAGTCATTATTGTTCATAATCACTTGTACCATTGATTCTATTGGACTTACATCTTCTTTAGAAATCAAAATATCTTTTAATGAAGTACTAGTTTTCTTTTCTTCAACCATTACTCTATATTTCTTCATGGTTTCCGCTGCCCCAGCGTCATATCTGGAAATATTTGAAGAACTCATTATATCTTTTGCTGGCTTGACATCCATTTCAGCTTGGGTTGCGATTGTATTGAAGTATTCGTCTGTTAATGGGAATACACCATTTACAGTAACTAAATGATTTGGAGCATTTTCGGGTTTAACGATATTATCACCACGCAATACGGATTTTAAAATATTTGCCGAAATAAGTGCTTTAAATGGTGATTTCTTAGAAGACTTAGAACCACTTAAAAGTTTTTTACCTACATTGTTCCAAACATTTTGATAATTTAATAAAGAGGCAAAGGGATTTAATTGGCCATTTTCATCCACAATAGGACCTATATTTTCACCATTGCCATTTGTAAATTGCATCTTCGATAATTCATTTTTTAATGAATCATCGCTTAAAATTGTAGATAAAAATTGATCCGGAATTAATACGTTTGCAAATTTAGTTGCTTCTTGTTTTCCAGTATCAAAAAGTTCTGTAACTTTGGGGTCTTCTTGCATCAAAGAAGGATTGCTCAAACTCATCATCAATGCATTGCCAACCAACCCTCTGAATGATTTATTTGATTGATCAAATTGATTTGTGGATAAAGCAATTTCACCACCAGCAGCGACTTTGAATTTATATTTACCACATTGCATATCAACAGCACCTTCAGAATTTATTGCCTGTGTGCCCGTTTCAATGCTGGATAAAAGATTTTGAATACACTCTTCTCCAATTTGTGATAATATTTTTTGAGCTGTATCAAATGCATTTTTAGTAAACTCTGTAGCCAATGGAGCCACTGCGCCATATGCTTGCATCTCTTGCTCAGAAGCACCCGACTTCAATTTGGCCAAAAACAGAACAGCATTCAATACTTGCTGATTGTAGGTTACACTAGAAATTGGACTAATGCCATACTTAACCGAAAGTCCTTCAAATGTGGTATTGTCAAAATCTACATTTGTAGGAGGCTTTCGAATCATCTTAAAATATTCTTGTCGCAAATCCAATGGAACAGAAGCTAATTGCTGTCCATTCATTTGGCCCATGACTTTAAATATTTCTTCTTTTGAAAGGCGTTTGGCTTTTGGTTGAGCTTTTTCTTCTCCTTCGCCCTTTTCTTTTGATTCACCTTTTTCTTGAGATTTACTTGGTCCCTTTTCTTTAGACTCTGGTTTCTTTTCTTTTGATTCTTTTTTAGCTGTTTCTTTTTCTTTTACATTACCAAAAAGTAATTTTGAAGCTCTTGTTTGTTCAAATTTGGGATCTTTTAAGAACTGTTGGGCTTCTTCTATAGTAAGACTTTCTTTGGTTAATTTTTGGTGTAAGTCTTTATTGTAAGAATCTTTAAAAATTAATTGAACTCTTCCACTTTTTGTCTTAACAGCTATGACTTCTTGAATTAATTCCTGTTTAGACTTTCTTTCTCTGGGAACTTGCCTAGATCTTTCAATTCTTTTTCTTGCCGCGTCTTTAGAACGATAATCTGTGGAAATGCTAGCAGAACGCTCTTTTTTCAAAGATTCGCCTGGTTTGGGTGTACTAGCAGCTTCTTCTAATTTTTGTAAAAGTTTTATAAAGTTCATCTTAAATTATTTAGTCTTGGGAAGAGTCTTTATATTTTTCCAAAGGATCATATAATTTAAGATTTTTGTATGTTTTACTCTTTCCAATCGCCAATTTTCGTAAATTGGCATAATCTAAGTTATTAAGTTTGGCAAATTCTGCTATACTTAGAACGTTGATAATTTCCCCAGTTGTTATATCTTGAAACGTTGCAGATTTAGTAATTTGAACTTTTTGTCTTTTTGGTTTTTTTAATTTCTTATTTGATCCAGCAGTTTGTTTAACTTCTCTTATTTCTACAGCAGTCCATCCTTTATATGTTTTTCTTTTTCCATTTAATAATTCACATATTTTGACTGTTGAGAGACCATGTTTTTTTCCAAACTCGGTCATATTTTCAAAAAAAACTTTTTCTTCTGTATCAACTCTTTTTAACCAATAACCATTTTTAACATCAATATCTGATTTCCATTTCCATTGATTGTCTTCTTGAAAGAAGAATCCCCCATTTTTTTGAACAAAAAGATTACGCATTTTATGCGCTTTGGAATTATCGTTCATTTGCATCCAAAGCTTTGTTCCTTTTGTATTTACTTGGTCTTCAAGAGTTCTTTGTTCATGGAACATAGTTTGCTTCTTTATATTTTTTTATTAAATTTGATAAATGTTTAACATATTTTAATGGTGTTCCTTGAAATACTTGTCTTAATCCATCTTCACATGCTATTAAAATAGCAAAGTTTTCAACAATTATTCCAGTTCGTTCTTGATACATCAAAGCATATGCTGTTGCTTGAGCAAAATAATTATCAATATCTTCTTCTCTTTTTTCTTTTGTGCTTGCTTTAAAATCTATAATGGTTAGCTTACCATCATATTCAGCAATACAATCTGCTCTTCCAGCAAGACCCACTGTTCTTGAAAACAAAGGAGTTTCTAAAGCAACTATATTGTCTATTTTGTCTATTTCTGGTTTTAATATAGAAAATAATGATTTTTGAGAAGAATGAACATTATCAAAATCAATAGTTTCATTGTTTAAATAGTTTTCAATTAATTTATGAAACTTTGTTCCCCTAGATGTGACACGTTTGCTTTCTTGTGGATTTTTATTTCTCCATTCACTGAAAAACTTTTGTTTTTCCCAGCCAACAACAGTTGTAACACTTGGAAAAATGCCTTCTGGGGTCTTATAAAAACGAGATCCGTTTACATAAGTTTCTTCCAGAGACCAATCAATTACAATAGGTTTATGTATAAACTTTTTAATATCCAATCAATACACCTTTATATAAAATTATAACACCCAATACTAGTTATGCAAGAACATAACCCCTAGAAAATTGTCCAATACCTATAGAACCCAGTCCTGGTTCTCTTGCTCCTGTAGAAGATCCTTGTGGTTTGGAATAACCTCCGGATGCACTGAATGACTTTCCACTACCACCTGTTGCTATCGCTGTTGCAGCACCAGCCAAGGCTGCTGCTTTTGCAGCTTTCCCCGCTTTTTTCAATCGATTTGCTATTGACTTTTCTGCTTTTGCAGCTTTTGCAGCCTTTGCAGCTTCATCTGCTTTTGCTGCAGCTTTGGCTGCATCTTCAGCTGCTCCTGCAGCTTTTATTTTTTGTCTTATTTTTAAAGCTTCATCTTCAGCACTGATAGCTTTTACCAAGTCCTCAGCAGTGTCAGGAACAACTTTTATAGTACCAGTTTCTGTTGGTACTATGTCTGCATTTCTTTTTGCTAATTCTTCGGCATCTTCGGGAGAAAGAATTCTATCTTCAAATGGTTTATTTTTTGCAGCTTCCACTGCATCTTGCCTAATTTTTTCTGTCTCTTGACCGATATCCCCTCTTTTTTGCATTTCTGCTTGTTGAAGTTCTCTTCTTGTTTTATCTTCTAATTCTTGTCTCAATTGATTTTGTGGTGATTCGGAATATTTAAATTTTCCTGCTTCATCTGCGCCTGCTGCTACATCTGTGACTTCATCACTAACTTTTGTAACTTCGTCAGCAGCTGCTTTCCCGCCACGCAAAAGTTCATCTACAGCACCCTTTGCTTTAGCTAATCCTTTTTCTAAAGCACCGAGTATACCTTCAGAAAGTTGATTATTTTGTAATGCTTGTTGGTATCTATCTTCAAGAATTTGTTGAATTACTGGATTCATGTGAATTATTAGCTTGCTTTGTATTCTCTACTTTGCAACTTCCATTCATCTTTTTTGGCAACACGAATTGGTGGAGTTGTTGTTGTTTGCACTGTAGATTTATTAGAAGATGTTGTTGAAGATGGTGTACCCAGTGAAGATGATTGTGCTACTTTTAAGTTTTCTGGTTGTTTTTGTGCAGCCAAAACTCTAGTATCGGTTACTTCATCGGGTCTTCCAATTTCTTGTCGTGGATTAAATCCAAATAGATTTGAGACTTTACTTCCAATCCAATCGGCTGCATCTAATGCACCAATTCCTGCTTTTGTTAGAAATGAATCGCTTCCTTCTAATGCCTTTGATGCTGATGCTTGATATTGAGCTCTGAATGCAGGATCTTTCATATTCTGTGCAAATTTTTCTAAATCTTCTTTTCCTGTTGCGCTTTTTCCAAGTTCAGACATTCTTGCAATCTGTGCTTGTTGTTTAATTTCTGACCCTGCTTTTGTTGCTTGTTCTGATGTTTTTAATCCCTTTGCAAGCTCTGGATTCATTGAAATTGCAGTACGAGTCATTACGTTTCTTTGAACATCACCTAATCCAGATGATTCTACACCATAGTCTATGGCTTTTCCTAATGCTGCACCAGCACCAACAGCAGCAGCTAAAGGTACTCCAATTGGTACCGTTGCTGCAGTTGCTAAAGTATCTGCAATCTCTGTATCTAACTCACTAGCACCAAAATCTTTGGCTAATTTTCTTGTCACATCACTGACTTGTTCACCACTTACCATATGAACACCAACACCTCCAGCAAGTTTAAGAGAATCGGGTGTTGCGCTTGCAATAGTTTGGGTAGCTCTTCCAAGATTTCTAGCAGATGGATTTGCTGCTACTCTACCTAATGCTGTTGCTACACTTTCATTTAAATTATTTTGTTTTCTCAATGAAAAATGATTTACATCTTTATTGTGTGTAAGTGCTTTGCAACCATGGTTATAACCCTTTTCAGATTCACTTATTGATTTAATCTCTTGACTTACTGCACTTACTGTGTTAGTATTTGGATTAAATTGAGTTTGTTTATATTGAACATTTTTGTCTAAAACGTTTTGAACTGCATCTTTAACACTTGATTTTGATTCTTTAATGGGATTTAAATTTGGATTTTTGTTCATAAAATCCTTGACTTCCCAATAAAATTGTCTATTTTGTTTATTATCCATGGCTGTAAAATATTTAGATTTTCATAAATACTTAAAAGGTATGAATAAGCAGGTTCTCTTGCTCAACCAAGATAATACACCGCTTAATATTATTACCGTTGGAAAAGCTTTTAAATTGATGACTAGAGATAAAGTCTGGGTAGATGAAACTTCACCAGAATATTATGAAGTAATCTCTGTATCAAAAATTGTTAAAATACCAAAGGTTTTGATTTTAAAATATTATGTAAAACTACCATTCAAAAAAGTAGTTGCAAATAGAAAAAATATCTTCAAAAGAGACAACTATGTTTGTCAATATTGTGGTATTGATTTGTGTGATAAGACGGCTACAATTGACCATGTAATCCCAAGATCAAAGGGTGGAGGTTCTACATGGGTCAATATGGTTGCCGCATGTAAGGACTGCAATCTTTCAAAGGGCAATAGAACTCTCAAAGAAGCAAAAATGAATCTCAAAAATAAACCAAAAGAACCTTCTTATGGATTCTTGTTTGATCACATGCTAATTACTTTTAGAAAGAAATAATATGCCTAATTATTCATTTAAATGTGTTGCGTGTGATCATGAATTTGAAGAAATTCTTCGTATGGCTGATTCAGATAAACCATTAAAAGAAAAATGTCCAAGTTGTGGTAAAAAGAAAGTTGAAAAAAATTGGTCAGCTCAAAGAAATTCAATTGCCTTTGACAATACTTTAACACCAACAAAAGTTTGTGGTAGTGCTTGGAATGAAGTTATATCAAAAATTAAAAATAATGGACAAGTACCAAAACGTTTCCATGAAAAATTGGATAATGCTGGCAAGGGGTCTGCCGTAAGATACGTTCGTTAATTTTTGGTTGCAATTAAAGATTTTAAAATATAATAACTGTCAACGATATCAGTTATCGGGTTTGACAAAGTTTTTTGTTCAAAAATATACATTAAATTTGTATTAGTCTCTTTGCTGAAAGCTTCGTACATTGCCTGTTTATCAGCGTTACCTTTGCCCGTGGCGAGTTTCTTGGCTTTGGATGGCTCTATGATGGTCACGGGAACCCCCGCCTTATAGAGCTTATGCTTAAAGATACCCATATTCTCCGCAAGATTAAAAATTTTGCCCTTTGATCCATAAGAATAACCTTCTATAGCCACATCTGAAGCACCTATGCATAAATTTGATGCCCAATCAGATATGCTGTCAAATCGGTCCACATCGGCAACATATTCTTGAAAACTTTCACCTGTGACATTTGGTAAAATTTTATCAGCAAATTTTTTGGTATTTGTTAGATAATAGAAAAAACAATTTCTAAAATGAAATTGTTTTCTTTCATCAAAAAGACATAGGCAGGGGCATGTTATTGAGTAGTCAACACCTACGAGCATATAGAACATAGATATTTAGACCTAGCTCGGAGAATGAAATCTTGGACTCTCGGTTGAACTTACTTCGAACATTCAAGAGAGAATGCAGTGTTTTCATTCCCCGGCAAAAATATTTATATAATAAAAAACCCGGTTTTTCAGTCGCGGGAAAACCGGGAAACCCCACTGCTTTAAGCAGCCATCCGCATTGGTGCGGCTTTTGTTGTTGCAACTGTTTATTTACGACACTTGTTACCCGTGTCGGG